GTCCGGGCAGGCTTGCGCGCAGGCTTCGCAGTAGCGCTCGCCCCCGCCGAAGGACCATTCGGCAAGGGCGCGGAGACGTTTTTTTCCTGTTCCAGCAACAGGCCTTTGGAAACGTAAGTCAGCTGGAACGCCTCGAAGATGGGCCAGATGTCGAGAAGCGCGTCCATGGCCTCGGGGCTTGGATCGATGGGATTGCCGTCCGCATTGCCGATGCCCTCCCAAGCGAGAACGGCTCGCCGTCCCAGCGCCTTGGCAAAGGCAACGGCGCGCGCCTCGTCGGACGCGTCATCGGGCACAGCTTCCACAACCGGATCACTGCGGGTCGCCACCATGAGTGCTGTGGTCAGCGGTCGCAGCTGTACCCGGACCCCGGGTGCCAGATCATACCACCGGGGCGCGTTCGTCAGATCGAGCGTCAGCATCAGTAGGTCTCCACAGTGTTCACGAGGGTTGCGGTGCACATCCGGCCGAGGTTGCTATCGCGCGCGGCTTGCCAGTCGAAACTCGCCTGCACGCCCTGCGGTCCAGAAATCTCGATCCGGGGGCGCGGCAGATAGACGGCATGAACGGCGAAGGTGAAACTCTGACCTGATGGCAACACATAGGCAAACTCAAGCGCGCAAGGATCGCCGTTGATCGCTTGTGTCACCAGGCTCTGGTCTGCAAAGCGCACCTCAATAGAGCCCGTCAGTGCTGCGATGGACGGATCCGCGCCGTCGATACGTCCGTCAGAGCGGATGGTCTCAATCCGGTCGAGAGTGTTGGAATAGCTGATATCGACCGAGACCACATTGCCGAGCGCAGAGCCATTGCGGGTGATCGCCCCGTTGAAATGGCCAAAGCGCTGCAATGCCAGCTCGGAGGGCGGCGAGGCTGGATCGCCGAACGCGCTGGTGGTTGCGGCGACCGTCTCGCCTTGTGCCACCAGCCGCGCCGTTGCGGTCAGCAAGCCCGAGCGCTGCATCTGCCAGCTGATCTGATCGAGCATGCAGCCGGAATATATCGCATAACGCGGCACCTCGGGCATGGCAGTCTCGATGGACATACTCGGCAGGGTCCAAGCGCCCGACTGAAACTCGTGGGTCCAAGGACCGGTGCCGGTGGTGGCAGGCGCGCCGAACGCCGCCTTGAGCCAGAAGCCAAAGGCCTCGGCGTCTAGCGGCACCACCACATCACCATCGGCCGTCACCGCATCTTTGATCGGTGCGAGCGGATCGCGACCGTAGCCCAGAAGCTCCGAGTTCAGAAGCGGCTGCTCTGCGCCGAGCGAGGTGCTGGCAAAGGGCATCTTCGTAAAGCCGCTCGCGGGCGGCGTTCCATAGGTCGTCTCGAACGCAAGCGCCATCTGCGCCCGCGCCCCTTGGGCTCGTGCCATGGTGGGTTCTCCTCAGGTTGTCGGGATCAGGTGAGCGGGTCGGCCGTGGTGTAGTGCAGCACCACCGGGATGACGGCGGCCTTCAGGCTGGCCGCGCCCTCGACCGGCAGATCGACCGGGCGCGGCGCTTCCGCCTCAACCCAGTCGCACAGGCCGCCGAGCGTGCGGTCAGCAGCAATCGCCGCCCCGATGCTGGCGGTCAGTGTGTCGAAAGTGGCGTCACGGTCGGCGCCTTGCACGACCGCCTCGATCTCGGCGCGGTGCTGGTAGTGGTAGCGCAGCGGCGACAGCGTGACCTCCGGCTCCCCCGGCTCACCGTCGCGCAGGATCAGCAGGCCAAGGGCCGGCATGCGTTCGGGCAGGATCTCACCGCGCAAGGCGGTGGCGGGCAGCGTCTGCAGAAGGGTGTGCAGCGCGGTGAGGATAGTTTCGCGAGTGGTAGGCATTTTGGCTCAGTCTGCTTTCTGGCTCGCCATCTTCCTCTGCCGACGTTCTCGGAACGCAATGAAAAGGCCGGATGTGAATATGACTATCGCCCCAACAAATGTCAGGACATCTGGCAGCTCACCGAAGAACCATGCGCCCAATATCGTCGCCCAGATCAGCTTCAAGAAGTCGAAAGGCAGGACGGCGGTGGGATCGGATTCCTTGAGGGACTGGCTCAACGTAACCTGAGCGATGGAGCCGCATAAGCCTATGAATGCGAGCCATATCAGGTTCCACAGTGTAGGGGTCTGCCACACCCAGAGCGCCGGACCGATGGAGAACGCACATAAGAAGATGCCCATCCAAGCGACGATCGCAACGCTGCTGTCGGTCCTCGATAGAATTTTTATGATAATCATCGCTATCGCCCAAAGCGCTGCGGCCCCAGCGGCCAGCATAGCACCAAGTTCAACCTCGACGAGACCTGGTCGCAAGATGATCAACATGCCGAGAAACCCGACGATGATGGCCATCCAGCGATAGAGATGGAAACGCTCACCCAAGAAGAAAAAGCTAAGGACCGCCGCAAAAATTGGAGCCGTGAAGCTGAGAGCCGTGACCGTCGCCAGTGGAGTGATGGAGAGGGACGTAAAAAACATCAGCATTGCGCAGACGTTGATCAAACCGCGTAGTGCGTGCAGCCCGACGCGCTGGGTCCGCATTTGCGCGAAACCTGACCCGACCAGGAAAGGCACAAGAACTGCGAGACCAAAAAGGTTCCGAAAGAATGCGATCTGAAAGGGAGGAAGCTCAGCTGAAACGAAACGGACCGATGCATGCATTATCGCAAAGGCTACGGTTGAGGCGCACATCAACAGAATGCCCCGCGTCACAGGCGTTTGGGAATACCATGTCAGAAGGGCACGATGCATTCCTAAGGCGTACGGGTTCGCCACTCAATTTATCCCTTTGCAAAAAGGATACGGTCCTCAGCATAGTGAATGCGCTTCGGACAAAGGATCCTCGCCTTTGCCATAGCAGTCTTGGGCAAATGAAAGCCACCTGATTAGCCGCCGCTCGGTTTGCGCGCTTGGATCTGTTAGTTTGATCTTCTGCTGTTCGGTTCAAAGCGCCGTCGCCGCAGATACGCAGCGGGCTGCTCGCCTCCTTTCTGGCAATATGTTCGAACGCTCATTCGTGGCAATATTGATCACAGCCTCGCCTCCACCCACTTTGCCACGATCAGCCCCGGCACGCTGTCGAGCGCCCGGCCTGCATCCCTCGCCAGGTCCAGCCGCTTGGGCAGCTTCACCTGCGGTACCAACAGAAAGATCGGTGCGGTGACCATTCCGCGCCCGGTCTTCGAGCGCGACACCACGGCCTGACCCTTGGTGTTCAGCCGCCCCTCGGCCACCAGCAGGCTCGGCCCCGTTCGGCGATAGACGAAGCGCAGGCGCAGACCGCGCCGCCGCTCCCATTCTGCTGGAGTGATGCGTCTGCCACGCAACCCGCGCCCCGCGGCTTCAGTCGGGATCGCCAGCCAAAAGCCATTCTTTGATCGGATCAACGGACCGGTGTCATGCGCGCCAATAATCTCAGGGGCGTTCGACCAAACCAGTGCGGCGGCATTCAGACTGTCGCCGACTTTCGGATAGGTCTGGCTTCGGATGGAGTTCGCAAGCCGCCGCCCAAGTCCCGCGCCAGTGATCTGGCCGCGCCAGGCGGTCTTCAGCTCGGTCCCGGCCTCGCGCATGGCAGCGCTCACGGCGCGTTCGCCTGCCGCAACCTCTGCGGCCATCATGGCAACGATGTCGGGGGTGATATTGAGTTTCAGCTTCATGCAGGCCGCAGATCCACAGTCCAGACCAGCCGTTCCGTATCGCGCACGGGCTCTCCCTGAATAAGGAACTCCTCGCCGTCGACCTTAATGCGATCACCAGGGCGTGGGATTGGCACTTCTGCCACACGCAGGTCCAGTCGGGTGGTCTCAGACCAGAGCCTCGCACCGCCGAAGCTGGTCACATCGTCGGCGCGGCGCGTGACCACGCGGATGAGGCGAGGGGTGCCGCCGTCTGAGATGTAGACGGCATCTCGGGCGATATTGCTATCAGCGAAGAGTGCCGAAATCGCAGATGCAAAAGCGCTGGTCATAGTTATACTTTCCTCATGAAACAGAAACCTCTTTCCGGAAACTCGGTTCGAACTCGGTCGCTCTTCGCGCTTCGCGAAGCATTCCTCCGTCAGCGCCCCGACATCGCCCTAGATGCTAAGGGCTACGCGGCCGACTTTCGTGACACTCTTCTGCCGCTGGTGTTGGCGGAAGACTTTGAAGCCGATCTCAGTGCCGGCGACGGGAACGAGTTGCAGACCAAGTTTCGGGCAGCGCATTCGTCGTCTGCCCTAGCAGTGAACTGCTTCGCGCCATTTCGCAGTCGGACGGTCGATTTGACCCTGCCGGTGAACGGTCCGTTCGACCCGCTCAGGTTCGAGCAGAAATGCCCGACTGGCCTAAGAGGAGGCCGGGCCCCGAACCTTGATGTCTTGCTGACCGGCGCTGCTGGCGTCCTTGGAATTGAGTCCAAGCTGTTGGAATACCTCACGCCCCACCGTGCCAAGTTTTCACCTGCCTACGCTGAACAGATCCGTGACGGGCGACGCGAACAGGGCTATTTTCGCGAGATGCTGCGCCTAATGGACGATGCAGACAGCTATCGATGGCTGGATGCCGCGCAACTGATCAAGCATGCGTTCGGACTGGCGCACTGTTTTCGCGATCAGCCTGTGACCCTGCTTTATCTTTATTGGGAGCCTGCGAACCTGGATGCCAGCTCTTTGTTCGCGGATCACCGACAGGAGATCGCGGCCTTCGCCGATAGGGTCGGGGGATCGACACCAATGTTCAGGGCGATGAGCTATCCGGAACTCTGGTCTTCTTGGCAGGATGCCGGCCCAGCGGATTGGCTGGCCAGACACATAGAGCAACTGCGCTCCAGGTACGAAATTGCTCTCTGATCCTCTGCGGTGACTGCAGGTATGCACCATTACACGACCCAAAGTCTCAAGACGCACTGCCTCAGTTTGAGCTGTGCAGCCGGATCGCGAGGCGGGGACGCTTGTTGACCGGCAGGATTGATCCTTCCGTCATCAGGTCGATCCAGCGGCCCTTGGCGTCGATCATCTGACGGGCATAGAGCGGCAGGCCAATGGTGTTGGCGGTCTCAAGCAGGTTCGCGGGCCCGCCATAGGTGGTGAAGGTATCAAACGTGCCAAGCGGGAAGGCGATACCTTCGCCGGTCGGGATCAGCCGCTCGGATGTGCCGTCCGATAGAGTGACCGATCCGTTGTATTCCTCAAACAGGACGCCGGCGAAGGGGAAGGCGCGGCGCATGTCTTCGCGCAGCGGCTGGCCACCAGTGGCCGAGAAGAACTTATAGGCTTCTTCGGTCTTGGGATGGCTGATCAGCTTGTCGAAGAACTCGGAGCTGACCAGCGCATGCGCTGTGATCATGGTCTCGCCCAGCAGATTGTCCTCAATCGCGCGCAGGGTATTGCGAACCTTGGTTTGGACGTTCGTTCCTGCCGTGCCAAAAACGAAGTCGACCGAGATCTGCTCGAGGCCGAACTCGGTGAAGTAGTTGTAGAGCGTGGTGCCCGCGCCATCCTTTACGATGCCGCGCAGCGCATTCATCTCCATGTATTCTCGGGTCTGGGCATGCTTGCGGCGCATGAGGGTGAGTTTGCGGTTCATCACCTCGACCAGCGGATCGGTCGCGTCCGACATCCCCAGCGCGGGCATGCCTTGGATGTCGGCGGGCAGGATCACGTCGTCATGCGGGATCCATGGCAGTGCAAAGGAGCGCATCGAGCGGGTCTCGCGATTGCCGACGGTGGCAGGCGCACCGAGCGGGACCGAGGGCAGGAGGCTGAGGACGCCCTCGCGCTGTTCGATAACGATGGCGCGTTGGCTGACGCCTTCAAAGCGGAACAGGCCGATCTGGCCAAGGCGGGTGTAGAGGTTGGGCAGGATGTTGATGGCCTGCGTCATCTCAGCGAGAGAATAGCCGCCCGTGTCGAACGGGTTGCGGGTGATGGTCATGGGGGAGCTCCAGGGGAAGAGGTGACAGTCGAATGGCCCGGCGTGGCGCGGGCCGGATCAGGCGGTATCGCGCGCGGCGATTCCGAGGCTCACGAGCTGACCGAGCTTGGTGGTGATCTTGGCTGCATCATCGACGGTGGCATCAAAGCTGAGGACCGCGCGCGAGACGATGGCTGGGCCGCGGGCGAAGATGATGCCGGTTGCATCGGCCCCAGTGGCATCGACCGCATAAAGCAGCACGCCTGCTGCGGTCTGCGCGCCGTCCGCACCGCCGGAGGTGGCGAGCTTATACTTGCCGCTGGCGGTGATGCGCCCGAGCACGGCACCGACGGGGTAGGCGGTGCCAGCGAGCAGGGTTGCGGTCTCGCGAGTGTAGTTCGGGTTAACCTCGTATTTGAGGAGGTCGCCCATTGTGGGCGGTTGGGTCAGCACGGACATGGGCGTTCTCCATTGATGGGGCAAAAAGAAATCCCCCGCCGGAGCGGTGCGGCGGGGGATCAGTCAGGCAGTGG